GCGATCAACCTGTTCCAGAACAAACCCAGGAAGCGCTATGATTTTTCCGTCGGGTCTCCGATATACAATACGAACGTGGTGGCGGCGTGATGGACGACCAGGGAATAGTGAACGTCGTCAATCAGTTCGCGGTCCAGGCCGAAGAATCGCGGAAACCGGCCAAGAAGAATTGGGACATCTCCTGGGCTCTTTTTAACCAGCAATATGATTTTTCATCAAAAGAAGCCTGGCAACACAAGGTCGCCATCCCCAAGATCTCCGGAGACGTAAGGACCGCCGTAGCTTTATTCAAGCAATCGCTCTTGAGGAGCAACGATTGGTTCATGGTGGACACCCCGATAAGATCATTGAAGGATTTCACGCATTTTATATTCAATAACCTTAATTATTGGATCCAGCGCGTCGGGTTCGTGAACATATTTGCCGAATCGCTTCATGGGGCGCTGCTGACATCGATGATGATATTCAAGATCTATTGGGTAAAGGACAAGAAGCCTAATAACCCCGCCACCGATTCGATCCAAAGGTCCGGACCGATCCAGACCATAAAAGAAGATGACGCCAGGGACAGGTTCGAGAGATCCGGTTTTCTTGGAGAGGTCCTGCCGGATTTCTCGAAGAAGAGGGACGAGGATGATGGGCGTTTGGTGGTCTATGCGGTCGATCCTTATAATTTCCTGATTGATCCAAGCGGCAAGAACCGTTACGTTATAGAGGACATGATGCTTGATCTGGATGAGTTCCTTGACGGATCCAAGGGCAAGGGCTATGATATGTCCGAAGTCGGGAAAATAGAAGCTTCATATAAAAGACCGACCTCGGAAGAAGTGGAAGAGGCCAAAAGGGAGGGGAAGACCCTCCTGGCGCTTGATTCACGAAAGAAGGTCAAGATAAGGGAATTTTGGGGATTCATTCCTGATGAGGAAGGAAAACCTCTTTATCGCAACGTGACCCTGACCATAGCCAACGATAGGTTCCTGATAAGAAAGCCGACGGAGAACCCGTTTTGGAGCGGCAAGTCCCCCTACGTTTACGGGCCGGTGATCCGAAAACCTTTCAGCGTATGGCATAAGGGTTTCTGCGACGATCTTCACGGGCTCCAGATCGCCATCACCGATCTTACGAACGTCATATTGGATTCGAACCTCATCTCCACGATCAAAGCTTTCGAGCTTGACGTGGACCAGGTGGCGGATCCAGAACAATTCAAGAATGGGATTTGGCCTGGCAAGACCTACAAGAAACAGGGAACGTCCGGTATGCCCGGATCGAATAAGATGATCGAACCGTTGACCATTGGATCTTTCGCTCCTCAATCTCCGAAGGTGTTGGCCGAACTTGACAGGCAATTCCAGAACGAGTCCATCATCACTGAATTCGTCAGCGGTGGGCAGGGGGCGAGGGGCAGGGCCACAGCCACGGAAGTCGTCTCCAAGACCAACCAGGCCACTACTTTGATACAGGATATCGCTATCGACGTGGAGAACTTCGTCATGGGGCCGGTGCTGGAGCGCATGTTCCAGGTCTGCCTGCAATATCAAAGTAATTTTTCCGATGAGAGGATCGCTCAGTTCATTACCGAAGAGATGGCCGCGACCATCAACCTGATGACGAACGATCAGAAGAACGAATACCTGAACGACAAGTTCCTTTTCAAGGTCAGCGGTATTTCCGGGTATATCAACAGGATCTCCCAGATCCAGAAGATCCAGGTTTTTGTTCAGCTGCTTCAATATGCCCCCGAACTTTTGAAGAGGCTCAAGCTGCATAATTTCCTGAAAAGGATAGTGGAATGGGTAAATTGGGATCCTGAAGAGATCTTATATTCCGACGAGGAGATGCAGGCTATGGGCGGTTCCATCATGGCCGAAGGTCTTGGGAAGGGGCCGGGAGGACTTGGAGCGCCCGAGCAGAATCCTTTGCAGGAGCCCCCGCAGGATCAGGGCGGCGGATTCGGATTGATCTAGGAGGGATAATCGATGCCATACAACAGCGCAGGACAGCCGGAATATCCGGAGATGGAGGGAATGACGAAGATCGAGATGAGGAAGAGGTCCGGCGGAGAAGCTCCGAAACCCGCAATGGAGGGGAAATCGACCCCAGCCAACATTAAATATGCCAAGATAGAGAAGTCCCATCAAGGGACCGGGCCCGGGTGGAACACAAGAAGGCCTAAGGCAGGTTCGTGACATGTGGGGTCAGCAGGGACCCGAACCGATAGAAGCGCTGTTAAAGAGCGTTCAACTCGGTAATGTTTCCGACAGCGTCCTCCAATACATGGGGGACTATATCAAGAACGTCGTCCAGAGGTTGACGACCCAATGGGTGAACAGCGACGTCACTCAGATAAAGTCGGATGCGGCCATGATCGCTTTTCACGAATCGTTCAGGCAGGCGATCCGGGCCCATCTATTGATCGAGACCAAGATGAAGATGCAGAAACAGGAAGGAAGGTTGAGTGATGAAGAATTGAATTTTAAGAGTAAGAATGGTCATCAAGGCTTCGGGGTTCAAGGCCTCGGTCGAGCCTAAAGAGAGGGTGGACATGACAACTGAAGAGGAACAGAAAAAGGCGGAGGAAGAGGCGAAAGCCAAGGCTGAGGCGGAAGCTCTGTCTCGTCAGCCCGACCCCGCCAAAGAGCTTGAAGAAGTAAAAAAGAAGTTGCAGGAGAAGGAAACGAACCTGATCGCGCAGATCGAGAAATCGAACAGGCTTGAGGCGTTGATGCAGACGTACGCGTCTTCGGCGCCGGTCCCGATCCAACAGAGGCAGGACGCGAGTCCTTACGCTTCTATGGGGATCGATCCGGCCATGCTGCTCCAAAAGCCGGAAGAGGTCCTTGGCAAGGTCGTTCAGTATTCCGTGAACGAGGCCACCAGGATCATGGAGCAGAGGTATCGAGAGGCCGAACTGATGAAGGAGCAGCTTCGTAGAATGAGAGATTCGTTCTATAAAGACAATCCTGAATTGGTCGGATTCGAGAAGATCGTGGGCATCGTTGAGAACGATCTCAGGCTTCAATTCCCGAATGTGCCTTACACGAACCTAATCTCCGAGATAGCTAATAAAGCTAAAACGGAGGTCTCTTCGTTGAAGACCAGGTTCGGAAATTCTTCTGTGACCGATCCTCTGGCGTTGGAAGCATCCGGAGGCAATAGGAACCCTGCTGCAGCAGAACCACCCTTAGAGAAAGACGATTTCTCGGAGTATATGAACAGCCGCAGGGAATTCCGGACTCAAAAGTCCGTCGCTCCGGTGCTCAAGAAATAGCATATAGGAGGTAATTCAAATGGCAGGACAATTATGGGGCGTCAGCGCGAATGGCGGGTACCTTGCTAATCCCAAGCTATCCAAGACGATTCGTCACGCCGCCCAACCTATGATGAAATATAGGCAATTCGTACGTCCTGAGCCCGGATTCGGCAAGGGAAAGGGTGAACAGATCCTGTTCAACACCATTTCCAACGTCGCCACCGCCGGTGGGACCATTTCAGAGACTTCGAGGATCCCCGAGACCAACATCACGATCTCTCAAGGGAACATCACGGTCAATGAATACGGCAATTCAGTACCCTGGACCGGCAAATTGGAGGCTCTATCGGAGTTCTCCGTGGACAACATCGTTACGGTATCTCTTCGCAACGACATGGCCAAAGTGATCGACCAGGCGGTCCACGATGAGTTCGTGACTTGCCAGGTAAAGATCACGCCTACCGGGACTACGTCCAGTCCGTCCGTGACCACCGACACCGACGGATCTTTCTCCACTTCGGCCACAAGGGATATCGGAACGTTCGATATCCAGGAGGCTGCGGATTACCTTGAAGACACGCTCAAGGCCGAGAAATACGACGGCGATAACTACATCGCCATCGGGCGCACGACCGGACTTCGTCAGATCTTCGATTCGACTGAATGGTCTGACGCGGCGAAATACGGCGATCCCGACAGGCTGTTCGCGGGAGAGATCGGTCGTTGGTACCATGTTCGTTTCATCAAAGAAACGAATTCTTCGAGACAGACCTTGTCCGCCGCTTCTTCGTATCAAGGCGAGATGACGGTCTTCGGAGCCGACCCCCTGGTAGAGGGAGTGGCTCTTCCTGAAGAGATCAGGGCGAAGATCCCGGAGGACTATGGCCGTTCGAAGGGCGTAGCCTGGTATGCCATACTTGGATGGAGCTTGACCTACGACACCGCCACGGCGGGAGAGGCCAAGATCGTTCAAGTCG